ATGCTGTTTCCCATTTGCCTTTGGAAAGTTCTGTGCTGGAATAGAAGTCGTCATTGGTAGCGACGTCGATTGCCATATAAATTGGCTCGTTTTCATCATATTCGACATATGTCAGATATGCCGTAGACGGAATAAGCTTGATAAAATTACCGGCATCAGTCGCATTAAATTTGTCAGTTATCGTTTTTGTGAATGGCTCATTAAATCTTGTGGTGCCACTAAAAATAACAGTTACTGTGCTATTGAACATATCTGTGTCAATTGTAGAGCCGTAGCTGTCTTTCTTATTGATGAATAATTCATTCCAGATTGTTCCGTTATAAGGATGTCCAGTCAAGTCACTAGCAGATGGACCTTCTGTCGGGTCATTTACTACATACCATGCGCCATTATCAAACAGGTTATATTTGCCATAGGAATTCTTAGGCGCGCCCCATTTAAACTGCTTATTGCCGGATTTAACGATATCAGAAACCTTGAAATCGATATCTGCAGCTATGGTAGCCGGATGCTCGTTATAAAGCTTTATGATTTCAGAACGATAAATTTTTCTGTCGGTACTTAGCTTGTTATCAAGGTAAGCATAGACTTTATTCTTCATCTCGTTAGTATATTTTTCGATATCGGTCAAATCATTTACATAAACAGTTCCAACAGCGTCAAAATATTGAATATATGGCGGTAGCGAGAATTGGCGTGAAAGGATTTCGGCCTTATAATGCATTTCATCGTTGAGTAACTGAATATTTCTCTGCCACTGTTCGGTATTTGAACCAGGCTTGCCTTGCTGACTATTATAGAAGCCCTCAAATGAATAGATGAATTTCATATAGTCGACAAGATGATTCAAATAATCTTCGCCATACAACGTAAATGCATCACTTCCATTGGTATCGCCGGTAAGCACGTTCCTTACATCCCAGTTGCCGTCATTTTTCAGGTAGAGATGACCGAGCAAGCAGTAAATTACGTTATTCTGGATTAACGTGTGGAACTTGTCGCCATTGTCTTCAACCTGGTCCTGACCGAATACCAGCGCATTCTGTACCTGGATAGGTGATGTCAGAGACCTGAAATAAGAAACATAGTCGTCATGCGTGATAAGTTTACCGCGGGAAGAGAAATACATAGGCGCATTAATCTTTATACTTTCCTGTGATTCGAAATCATCGCCACCATAAATGTCGGAATTGATAATGAACTGGACATTGTTGGTTACATCGACCGTGCTGCCTCGTGTACTTACATAAATCTTGTTGCTATGTGTCATGATAGAACCAGTTACGCCGATGATATTAGCCTGTTTACCTTTCGTAGCGATATATTTTACATAAAGATTCTCGTCTGCCGTTTTTAAGCCGCAGTCGCAAATATATCTTTCAGAACTAAACGTGACACGAACTGTTTTGTCCGAGTTAGTATCTATCAAGCATACTTTTTTCGGAACATCCGGCGTTATGCCGTCAAGTTTTACGACTTCATCGTTTAAGAAAATAGATTGGTCTTCGACTGCATAAAGATGGTCATCGGGACGACCGTCTTTGTCTTCGTCAGTTATGGCGATATTGAATGCTTCATCTTCGGTTTTCCCAATACCGACTTTACACCAGCTGTATTCTTTATTATATGCGCCATTTCTGAAACTGAACGGGTCGCGTTTGCCATACCAGTTAGAAAATTCAAGATCGTTGATATCATAGTATTGGCATGTTTCATTTAAACTGGTAGTATTTGCCGTGCCAAGGAATTCTACGGTTCTTTCTTCGCCTTGAAAACATTTGATAGGGTTCGTGAAATCCGAACTATATACATTATAGTCAAGTCTCGGTAAATATTCTGCATTTTCCGCCGGAACTGAGAATGTCAATGTCTTAGACCAGTCTGAAGCTTTTCCGCTTTCAATGTCTTCTTCGGTAAGGACATAGCTGTAGCCGCTGTCGAGTATGTAATTATAGCCGTTGAATGACAATTTAGTTGTCTTCTGTCCGAATATAATTTCGTCGCCGCCTCTAAGAACGCTAGGAAGCGGGCCTTTAAGTCTAATCGCCAATTCGCAACGGGCAGGTACAGCACGTCTAGGATTATAGCCGAGGTTCTTACCGTGCTTGATGACACTGGAATCAAGTCTTGCTGTCTCTATAAACGATTCTTCAGCCGTTCTCTGAATATAGAAGTTGGTCATTTCGGTAACTGCTGAAATCATTTCCATGAACATCCCGTAAATGGCCGACGAACCTATATTCTTAAATCTCGGGTCAGATGCAAGTCTGTCTTTAAATGATTTTAAAATCTGCTCGTAAGTTATATTTGTATAATTCATTATTTAGACCTTTTTCGTTAATATATTTATACTTTTAAAGCCTAATAAATACAAAAGACTAGAGGTTAAAAGTATAAATATAGAAAACTAATAAACGGCTTATTCTATGAGTATACAATTTTGGAATCCATTTTCTTCTGAATTTTTAAAAACGGCACCTGACCATGCTAAACAGCGTGCAGTAGTCGCTGCCCGAAATTCATTCGGTATCGGTGAAGACCCGGTTAACTGGAATGAACTTGTTACTGGTTATTCGAATAACGGCCTTACAGATCCGGCCATGGACTACAACCAGAATAATATTATTTTTGAGACGCTATTTACCAATAAATGGTCAAAAATATCTTGGTATCGCAATATGTCTCTTTATCCGCTCGTGGCAAAGGCACTTAATATGATGGCGGATGAAGCTGTCTGTCCTGATGCCGCGGGAAATGTCGCAAAGTTTGATATTGAAGACGCATGGAAGTCAAAGTTTACCGCTGCTGAATTTGATACATTGAAGACAGAATTTGATTATCTTATTAACTGCGTTATCGGTAAGGAAAGAATTTGGGAATATTATTATAAGTGGCTTGTAGATTCTGAACTTTATTGGGAAATCTGTTTGAATGACGCGGGTGATAAGGTTGTCGGAATTAATACGTTGGCACCTTATGCAATGTTAGTTGTATATGACAAGTATTCCGAAAATATCAATGGCTTTATTCAGAATACCAATTACTTGACACAGCAAAAAGACAAGGTTGAAGAAGTCAAGAAGTTCTTGCCTAGCCAGATTGCATATGTCCGTTATCCATTAACTTGGACAAACAGAAACGATGTCAGAGGTCATTTGGAACGTTCTATCAGGCCTTTGAATCAGTTAAGAAATATCGAAGACGCATTGACGGTTTATAGAATAACTCGTGCGACCGAACACCGTTACTTTAATATCTATACCGGACGTATGCCGCCTGACAAAGCTGCAGCCAAAGTCCAGGAAATGATTAACAAGTATAGGAAGAACCTTACAATCGATAATGCTACCGGTATGATTAGCTCGGTTAAGAATACCCAGGCCATGACAGAAGAATTCTTCTTTAGTAAAGACGACTCCGGAAATGGTTCTACGGTTGAAACTTTTGCATCCGGTGCAACATTCGACGGTCAGTTGCAGGATGTATGGATGTTCCAGAAGATGGTCATGGATGGCATGTTCATTCCGCAAGCCAGATGGAAATCTGACGAAATGGGCGGCAATAACTATAATGTCGGTATTGAAGCAGCCAATATGGAAGAAGTCGCATTCCAGAGAGTAAACCGTAGATTGCGTAGGCGCTTCGCTGACATTATCAGACAGGTATTCCTTGTGCACTTGAGAGTAAGCGGTTATAAGGAAAAGTTCCTTGACAGCGCCTTATATAACATCGACTTGAATCCGGCAACAGATTTCGAACGCATGAGAGACTTGAACTTGGCTGAAAAACGTGGTTCCGTTATCGGTACATTGTCTCAGTTCTTGCCGACATCTACGAATATTAAACCAGGCGCTGAAGAACTTGCACCGTTGTTCTCTAAGCAGTTCTTCTTGGAAAGGATTCTCGGTATGTCTACTCAGGATATCTTATTGAATTCTAAGATGCTTGAAAGCGAAATCAAGCAGATGCGAGAAGAAATGGAGGCTAACGCCAATGAAGGTGGCGAAGAGCCAGACCAAGGCACTGATTTAGGATTCTAAATAAAATTGTGGAGAAAATAAAAACCGGTTTTGACAACCGGTTTTTTATATTGTATATAATTAATTACGTGTAGATTATTTCGAAGTTGCTGTAGCTGAATGTAGCTTCACGTGTAACTTTCGCATCGCCGTTGTGATCGAGCTGGAAGCTATTGATTGATTTCGGCCATACACGGTAAAGACGCCATTTAATTGGAAGCAATGTCTTGAGCGTAGAGCTATAGACGAGGAGTTCTACTGTGCAGGTGTAAGCTGATGCATAGTTAGCAACTGCACCGCCGGTGATATTATTGCTCGAACCGCCGATATCTTCATTAAAGCCCTGGTTCATGAGAAGGTTGGACCACTTATGGAGCGCGATAGAGATAGAGTTATCCTGGAATTCATCCCAGGTAACAGTAAAGTCGCCTGTAACGGTTGCCTTGCCTGGATAAAGAAGCTTCATGCCCATGTAGTTGGTTTCGAGTTCGTTGAATGAT